CAATACCACAATCAATCATCACTTCCCTCACCTTGTCACTCTTTCAAACATTAGCCCCGTCATTCATGGCGGGGTAAAAAGTCATCCCTTAGAACCCACGGGCTTTAGCCCGCAAACCAGAGGATCAAATGAAATGTAATTGTGTTGAAGAAATTAACAAAAAAATCAGGGAGGCAACAGGAGATCCAGAAGCATCGCTGAATATTTTATTTTGCCTTGGAAATGAGACAACGTCTCGATTATATATTCCATATTCTTACCGAACCATAAAAAAAGATGGAACATTTACGGTAAACAAGGAGGAGGGAAAATTATCACTTCATAGATGCCCTTTTTGTGGCGTGTCGCAGACCTAACCTCCTAAACTCTTTTTTCCTAAACTCTAAACTTGCTCTTTCTCCCATCAACCATTAACCATTAACCATTAACCATCAAATAGGCCCCAATGACAATATATTATCAAAATAAAAACATCACAATTTACAATAATAATTGCAAAGAAATTTTAAAAAATTTTAAGCCATTATCAATAAATTGCATAATAACCAGCCCTCCATATTACGGGCTCCGGGATTATGGAGAGGTTGAGCAACTCGGCCTTGAAGAAACGCCGGAAAAATATGTAGAAAATTTAGTCGAGATTTTTCGTGAAATAAAGCGAGTTTTACGAAACGATGGCACGGTCTGGTTAAATCTTGGGGATTCCTATTGCGGATCAGGCGTGAATAACGGAAATACAAATGCTGGTATTTCAAGGGCAAGAAAACGAGGTGATATAAAAAAAACCTCTCGCCCGAATACAAAAATTAATAATTTAAAACCCAAAAATCTTATTGGTATTCCCTGGCGGGTTGCCTTTGCTTTACAGGCTGATGGCTGGTGTCTCAGGCAAGATATAATTTGGCAAAAACCCAATTCCCTACCGGAAAGCGTAAGGGATCGCTGCACAAAAGCTCACGAGTATATTTTTCTGTTGACAAAGAATTATAATCAAAATAAAGTATGGTGGGCAAAAGATACCGGTGAATATTCTTATAATCCGGATTTATCCGAAATAATAAAGGATGCAGAGGGAAACGAATTACCAAGATGGCGGGGCGCACAATATTATTTTGATTACGAATCAATAGCGGAAAAAGCCACGGGATATGACGGTCGGAAAGATACTATTTTTAAAGGTTCTGTTAAATATAAACCGGATGACAATTGTCCAAGACCCGGCGGTGAAAGATGGCCAAATCGTGGGAAAGATATAAATGCTTATCCTTTAAGAAATAAACGATCTGTTTGGACAGTAAATACACAGCCCTATAAAGAAGCGCATTTTGCAGTTTTTCCCGACAAATTGATTGCGCCTTGCATAAAAGCGGGTTGTCCGGAAGGCGGAGTAGTTCTTGATCCGTTTATGGGAAGTGGTACAACGCTAAAAACAGCACAGAGATTAGGACGGAAGGCCATAGGTATAGATTTAAATAAAAATTATTGTAAGATGTCAAAGAAAAGATTCGCGCAGGAGGAATTATTTTGAATCCCCATACACCTCGCCCCGTCGCCCTATCACCCCGTCGCCCTATCACCCCCTCGCCCTGTCACCCCCTCGCCCCCTCGCCCCCTCGCCCCCTCGCCCCATCAACCATCAACCATCAGAAAGTAACCAATGGCAAATCCTCAAATTGAAAACGGATACACAAAAATAGCCAATGATATCATCGAAAATCTTGCAAAAATTCGGATCCCGGGTGAAGCAACCCAATGTTTGTATTTTATTCTTCGAAAAACCTACGGCTACAACAAGAAATCTGTCCTTATATTATTAAACCAATTTGAGACGGCAACCGGAATGAAAAAACCGGCTATATGCCGCGCCCTAAAAAAATTACAGAAAATGAAACTAATTACCATTATCAAAAAAGATAATGCAAATATATATAAACTTAATAAAAATTATGATTTATGGAAACCAATAAAAAAGAAAAAAATAGCCAAAACCATTATCAAAAAAGATAATGCCATTATCAAAAAAGATAATACCATTATCAAAAAAGATAATTCGATTATCAAAAAAGATAATCTACCATTATCAAAAAAGCTAACGTTTAGCGACGAGCCTAAATACAATAAGAGTAAAGAAAGAAAAAATGAAAAAAAAGTGGGTAAAAAAAAGAAAAAAGAAAGAACCCCAAAAAGTTATTTTTTAGAAATGTTTAATTCTATAAAAAAAAATTTTACGGATCAGGAATTAAAACTTGCTCAGGAATTTTTAGATTATTGGACAGAAACAAATTTACATGGATTCAAAGAACGCTGGGAAATGGAAAAGACCTTTGATATTAACCGTAGATTTAAAACCTGGATACGCAATGAAATAAAATGGAAAAAAAGACGAGGAAATTATGAGACAAAAAAAAGAGACGGCAACCCTTATCGGAGAAATAGCGGCCAAAGCCATCAAAAATATTCAGACAACCCGCCGGATATCCTGGGAATGTCGTAAATGTCACAAAATATTTTCCGATCAGGAAGCCACCGACGGCAAATACAACACCGCCGCCGAAACATGCTTTCACTGTTTACAGATAAAAAATCTACCAGAGATATACAGAACTCTCAAAGACAAATATAATTTTACAGATAAAGTAATAAAACTTGCCTTCACCTCCCTGTTTATCACCGGCCCCACCGGATCGGGAAAAACCGTATTCGCCACCTTTATACTTCGCTATCACTGGAAAAATACCCGCCGTGGCCGCTTTATTCACTTTCCTTCCTGGATATTTGAACTAAAATCAGACTTCGATCATGCGGAAATTCGCTTAAACGCCGCTAAAAAATATAAAAACTGTCTTGTAATTGACGATTTTGGGGCCGAAAAACTCACCGAATACGTCCGGGAAATATCCTATCTGCTCATCGATCATCGCGCCAGTAACAATCTACATACCGTTATCACCAGCAATCTCACCCTCAATCAAATCGATAAATATATTGATCCCCGCATCTCATCCCGTATAAACGGACTCTGCCAGACCTTTAAACTCACCGGCGACAAACGCACCCCGCCACCTCTACCAACCTTGTAGGTTTTCCTTAACCTGCAAGGTTTGAAATCTAAACCCTAACCAACGGAGGAAAAAAAATGACAACAGCAAAAGAAGCGATTATCGAATATGCGAAAAAAAATGGGTACACAGGATTATACGAACCAGATAGCGAGTGCGGGTGTGCAATAGAGGATTGTTGCTTGTGTGATTCTTTTAATCCAGAATCTTGTAAATTCGGGGATATGGTAAAATGTGTTGACTGTGATAAAAAAGACACAGAAGAAGGATGTATGTATTATCAGGAAGGTGCGAAAATGTGTGTGCGGCCACGAAAATTAGAAAGGGCGAAAAAATGTTAAGTTTTATAGCAGGTTTATTTATTGGAACGTTATTTGGTATTTTTATCATTAGCATTTTAGTATCAGGCAAAACCGCTGATATGCGGATGGCAATTTACGAAGCAAGCAGGGGAAACATTGAACCTGCTAAGCAATTTATCAAAGAAGGGAGATGAAATGATAAAGAAATTATATAATTTATTAATTGTATCAGGTGTGCTTATTTTTGGAATACTATTTATTTTTTTGGCATTAAATGATATAAAATCAGAAATAGAAAAATATCAATCAGAAATTCCTTATACTTACCATTCCGCCGTAGTATCTTATCTTGAATTAGAAAAAGGTAAATTATATCGGTTAGAGGATATAAAAATAATCAAGCAAAAAGAAGGAATGATTGTTTTTATATCTGATTCAGCAAGACTTTATCAGGCTGGAGTTGTAGCGGAATATGAGGATGTAAAATGAGTTTAGAATTACAACAATATTTATTATTAACAGCAATTAGTACTATACACCAAAATTATTCAAAATTTGATGTTACCTATAAAAATTTTCCTTTTACGAGGAAGCCACGAAATGGCAAAGTTGTAAAAGTAAGGACGTACCGGAAAATCGGCAGGAACGAAATATGTCCTTGCGGAAGCGGTAAAAAATTTAAACGTTGTTGCCTAAAAAAAAGAGGATAAAATGAATAGATTTAAATACGCAAACTCATTAAAAGACCCCGATCCCATTGAGGGATTAGTAAGAGTTACCGACTGGATATATCCCAGTAAACTATTACGATTTGGTAAAGTAAAATACATCTCCCACAACTTTACCATAGTTCCCCATCCCGCCCGTATCATCCTCGCAAAACACTGGCTCGAATCTCACCGGAAATTCGTCAATGGCACCATCCGTAAAAACCAAAAAGGCCAATGCGCCGTATTCAGAAGAAAGGAAGACATAGAATTATGAAATATTTAAGATTACTACTATTGCCCATTTTACTATTCGGAGTTGTAATATTTTACATACTGCTTGGTATTAGGAATTTATTTTTCCCTTACAAAGAGAGTGAATAATGGGTTATCAATGTCCGGTTTGCTCAAAAGATTTTGGAATAGATCAAAAATTATTCGATCAACACCTATCCTCGGCGCATTCCGGCTTAGGCAAAGATTTAAAAGATTTATTTATAATTTCCAACCTTGTAGGTTTTCCAGACCTGCAAGGTTTGAAATCATCAACCCATCCCCCGCTCTTTAAACCATCAACCATCAACCCCGTCATTCATGGCGGGGATAAAATCAACCCCTCATTAACCCCGGGCTTTAGCCCGCAAAAAGGAAAAAAATTGAGTAAAACACCACCAAAGATCACCACCGACGCCTTTAAAAATCCAAAATCCCGCAACTGCACCATAAAAAATCTCGATGGGTATTTATTTGATCTTCTCGTTCATGCAAACCGTCTCGGCTTAGAGGAAAAACAGATCACCGAAATATTATACAGTTTCGGTCTCAGCGCCCCTCACCTCGATTTTATCACCGCCCCCTCGCAACCCAAACCCCAAACAAAAAACGACAATGAAAACTTAATATTGCGACTTGAAATAGTTGCGGGTGAACTGGAAGATTTAAAACGATTCCCTATGGAAGCAACCGTTAGAGAGGCTATGGATGTTTTAAACAAACTTCCCGCACCCTCGCCCCCCGGAGTAAAAAAATGAATAAAAATTTAAATTTGAGGATAAGGTCAGGTAATGTCAGGTGTGGTTTGGTAAGGTTTGGTTTTTTAAATTCCCTAAACTCCTAAACCCTAAACTTCTAAACTCCTAAACTCTAAACTCTTTTCTAAACGCTCTTTCCTAAACTCCCAAACTCTTTTTTCTAATTTCCCCATTCCCCCTTCCTCCTTTCTCCTTTCTCCTTTCTCCTTTCTCCTTTCTCCTTCCTCCTTATTCCACCCCGCTCTTTAAACCATCACCCATCAACCATTAACCATCAACCATGGAAAAAAAATGTCAAAACTCAAACCAAAAACACCCCTCACCCCTCACAATCCCTTTGCAGACGTCTTCGAAGACAGTCCTACTCACGACATAGAAAGCGTAGTTCTTCCTCCCGAGGCTCAGGACGATCTCGCCCTATTTACCCCCAAGTCCAAGCCCGGCGCCACCGCCAAATACCGCATGGACGACAAGATACTTGCCATTATGTTCCTCGAAGCCAGTCAGCGGGAATACGAAGGGAAATTCATCCCCAACTACCGCAAAACCGGTGAAACCCTCCAGATACCTCACCACACCCTAATGGATTGGTGGAAGAAAAAAGACTATTTATTAAAACAAGCCAACGACCTCACCGATAAATTATCAAACTATATGATCATAAAAATGTCAATGGAATGTCTCAGAATCCTTGAATCTTTCGGCAGAGAAGATTATATTAATGCTAAGATGAAGGATCGCACCTTCCTATTGAACACGCTAATTGGGAAAATGAGATTACTCGCCTACAAATCCACGGAAAACGTGGCTCATGAGCACCGGCACACCGGTAAAGTGGCGCTCATTCCCAGGGAGGAAAAAGAAAATGTCAGCAAAACAACCGATAAGAAGTAAAAAGCAGGTCATGGCAATGCTCCATGTCCTCAAAATTCCCAGAAACCGTCTGCTTTTCATGTTTGGGATCAACACCGGACTCCGCATTGGCGACATACTGCCCTTCAAGATCAAAGACATATTCAATGCCGACGGTGGATTCCGCAAACATGTTACTGTCTGGGAACAAAAATCATCAGGCCCCACCAAAATTCCTATCGACCCATTCCTCTACAAAGACCTCCTCGAATACATAGAAAAATACAAACTCAAACCAAACGACAAACTTTTCAAATACACCCTCACCTCCAGATCCAACAGAGACAAGGATGCCGTAAATCTTCAATTCTGTCTATCAAACCGCCCCGGCTTCCGCCACTCCTACTTCCGGCACATCACCCCTCGTACTATCCATCCCGATCAAGTCATACTAAATCTTCGCCGCAATCCCAAACCACCCGTAGAAGTCCTGTTCAATGCCCCTCTCAGACGCGCCTTAAAGAACTATCGTAAATTATACGACCTCAAACCCGACGATTATCTATTCTTTAGTCAGAAAGGCGAAAACACCCCCATCGGCTACCATCAGGCCAACCGTATCCTGCAATCCGCCGCAAAATTTCTGGGCATAGAAAATTTTGCAACCCACTCCATGCGTAAAACCTTTGCCTATCACACTCACAAAGATTCCGGCGACATCAGTCTCGTCAAAGAACTCCTCAATCACCGCAGTGAACATGTGACCATGCGATACGTGGGTCTTGATCAGGACGCTAAGGACAAAGCCTATAAAAACCTAAGATATAAATAATTTTCAGCGCCGGCCTACCCCTCTCTAAAAAAATATATTTTTTGTGAGTAAGTAAATATCAATCTATCTCTCGCACTTTCAAATATCAATTTACAATCTACGATCAAAAACCCCCAAAAAAAATCTATATCTATCATTCCCCCTATTATCTTTTTCCTTTCCCCTTCCTCCTTTCTCCTTATTCCTTCTCCGCCAAACTATTTTCCCGTGATGTATCTGCGCTGGAGTAATTAATATAGGACGCCCCCGCCCCCGTGTCTGGGGGGAGCCCGCCCCTGCGCGGTCATTTATACTGTCCGCACCCGTCGGACGGTTGACGCTCTCTATTCGCTGCGCTGGTCTGCTGTGACTACTACAATATACGCTGGGTTGCACTCGATCTGGCGCTGATCCTGGCGCTGGGATATACTCCGGTTTTTCTGCCTTTCTGTCCACTTTTCATATTTATGCCCGCCCCCTCACCCTGTCGCCCCCTCGCAACTCATTATATATATTGTAGTAAGCCCTCGCCTGATAATGTAACAAAATAACAAAAACTTGACATTTCTGTTTGTGTCGTATGCGATTTTTCCCTTTTTTCATAACGGGTGGAGTGTTTGCATGGTATACTATTTTTCTGATTTCTGCAATTTGGAAAATATGACAAAAAACGTACATTTGGCGATTTGCCAGGTTTTGGGCACTTTTTTGTGATCCGAAAAATACCAACATCGCCCGATATAAAATGACCGGTAAAATTTGGTCAAAATTCGCCCCGCCCGACATAGCCCAAAAAAAGGCGAAATGTAAGGTTTTCGCAAAGAAATGTTCCATTTTCTATAATATATTGCATTCGTCTACGAATACTCCCAAAAAATTTTTTTCTCGTCGACAAAACAAAATAAATAAAAAAAAGACTTGACAAATATTTACGCAATTGCTATACTTAACACAGGTATTTGACACGAAAACAATTAGCCGCCCCGCAGGGGGCAAAGGAGGAAACAATGAAAACATCAAAAAACACAAAAGAAAAAATCAAAATCATTTCTGATAGTTCAAAAGAAATGATGAAATTCGCACGAAATTATTGCACTGGATTTTATCGGTTTTACAATTTATCACCGACAAAACCTTTAAATTTGTGTGACCCACTAAATGATTTTAAAATTACAGGCCGCGGGTGCGTTATGAATAATGGTTATACAAAATTTAATTCTGCAAAAGATGACGTTGTTGTGCAAATTACCGCTGATTCTTTTTTCTCTTATGACTCATTATCAGAAATCATAAGCGAAAAAATTAATGAAAAAATTGAGAATTTAAAAGACGAGGAAAACATTTTTAAATTAGAAAATAGAATAAATGATGGTAATCTTGCAAATATTTTTCGAATGCAATCTACGACAAAATTAGAAATTATAATTTTTTTAAAAAAAATGGGTTGGCAGTTCAAAAATGTTATAAATTTTTTGATTCAAGAGGAGTTTTGTGAAAATCTTGAAAATCTCGAAACAGATATTGATAAATATGAAATATTATCAATTGATGACCTTGAATCTCTTAGAAATGATTTAACAGATTCTGTTCGTGATTTAATTTCGGGTCACGACAATTTAGAACTTCGGGAACATAGAAGAATCACTTTAAGAAGAAACGTTGTAATGTTCTTACTTTTACATAGTAAAACAGATGAACTTATAAATTTTTGGGGAAAAGATTTTTTAAATTCAGTTTTTTCATAATAACCCGCCCCCCTGGTTCCGATCGGGATCAAGGGGGCAAAGGAGGAACAAATGAAAATCAGTAAAGAAAACTTGAAAAAATATCTCAATAGAGATATGGAATTACAAATGAATCAGGAAGAAATGTTGAAAGAATATTTTTCTGGAGCAATCCGTGATATTCTGAAAATTGCAGTAGAAAATTGTATTGTCCCTAATTTTGATGGTGTAGTTCTGCTTAATACGAAAACCGGCGAACTATCAGGAGATTCCTGGACATCTTCAACTTTTGTGGGTGGTGATCACGGTGTAGATGAAATTTATCGGCTCAAAGGTAATTGGATAGCTAATTCTTGTATGGAATATGACGACTTACTCACAGACGACGAGTGGGAAGAATTACAAAAGAAATATGGTGAAGATGAAGCTTGTTTTGAAAACAGAAAACAAGTTGAATCAATCGGAGTTAATTTTTTGGATAGAATCACTGATTTTATATATCAGTGTTTTGAATAAACTAACCCGCTCCCCTGGTTCTGATCCCGTGGGATCAGGGGAGCAAAGGAGAAAAAATGAAACTGTTTACAATTAACGGCAAAAAATATTCAATACTCAAAAATAAAGGTGAATATTCAATTTATAGTGCCAAACGCCGGAATAAAAAACCAGTCTTGGTAATAAAAATTGAAAAAGAAATAGTAAATTTATTAACCAAATTAACAGGAGAAAACCATGAAAAAAATTGAAATGTATAATCGAAACCATCGCTGGATTGAACCGGCATTATTCAACCCTGTAACAAATCAAATTGAATCTGTTCAGGAAAGAGGAATACAAACCTACTGCTCCCGAACTGGGTATACCCAAGAATGGAGTGTCCCAAATCCCTTCTTAATAATACCATCAAAATACGGGAAATGGGAAAGGGTGTACAATTATTATGTTTTTTGTTCTGAGGAGAAAGATTATTTTATTCTTTCTCATTTTGAAAAACGGAAAGTGATTTTTCTTTCAAAAGAAAACTTCATTGTCTTCCTTTTGAAAAATGAATTTCCTGCTCAAGATTTTCAGAAATTAAACCTTCCATTTGCTGGGGAAGTCTTTTTTTCCTCAAATGGATTCAGAGGAGAGGATATATTGTATTTTATACCGGGAAATATTCAAAAAGTCAAAACAGAAAAAAACGACCGGTGGACTTATCTATTTGGTCGTTTTTACTACGATTTTCATTCGGATTATTTCGTAGAGGAGCATCCTTATTTAAAAGGGCGATTTGATTTAGACACAAAATCTCTTGACCGTTTTTGTGTCTTTGGTGACCTTTTTCTAATCTATCAAGACTATGACCAGTTTCGGGTAATCCCCTATAACTGGCGAGGAGTATTTTTCCAAACTTCTGAAATTAAAGAATTTGGAATAAAAATGTACAAATATTTAAAACAAGAAGTTGAAGAAAATGAGTTTAACTATCTTGACTATCACATCGATAGCCCACTTGAGTTTTCTTTCGCCAAAGAAGGGATAATTAAAAAAATTATCTCAGGATATGAAAACAATCCCGAATATCAACAGTCAGTAATTCAGGATATTGTTAAAAAACACCCAAATGAAAGCATCACAAAAGATGATATAAAAATGTTTTCCAATGCCTGCCCCAGTGGAATTGAAAAATTTCAAAAAGAAAATAACTTGCCCGATTCTATTACTTTAGAAAAGGCACTTGAACTTAAAAATCGATACATAAATACTGCCATTATAGAAAAATATAAACCGATTATTGAAGAGGAGCAAAAAAATAGGAGCAAAACATGAAAAATCAATGGACACCAAAAAAAATATTGAATCTCCGGCGGCGTCTTCACTACACCCAGCGCGACCTGGCGGACTATCTTGAAGTCGATCCTACATCAATTAGTCGATACGAGCGCGGTCGGTCACGTCCCGATCAGCGCGCCCAGAAAGCCCTTACCCGTCTAAACAACGAACACCCAGCGTAGGTCTTCCAGACCTGCAAGGTTTAGACCTCGCCTTATCGCCTTGTCGCAATTCACCCCCTCGCAAAACGCCCGCTAACCCCGGGCGTTTTTTTTGTTAAAATAAAAAAAAATAAATTTACTTGACATATTCATTTTTTTTGTTATATATTATTTCTAAGAAGAATCTGGAGCCCCTATGCCCCAATTTTCACCCAATCCCGGCCCACAAACATCTTTTCTCAAATCCCCTGCAGATTATATATTCTATGGCGGCGCCCGTGGTGGTGGCAAATCTTTTATCCTCGCCTATCACGCCGCATTTTCCCCCTGCACCTACTCATACTCATACAAGCGTAAACCCCTCACAAAAACTGAATACAACGAATATCGCAAAGACGGCAAACAACCCGCTATTCACGTTAATAGCATCAGAATAGACTATCCCGATTACATTGGCCTGTTGATCCGGCGCACCTTTCCCCAACTGCAACGAAATCTAAAGCCCGAATGTGAAAAATTGTACCCTCTGTATGGCGGCCGCTGGGTAGAGCGACATAAATATTGGGAATTTCCATCCGGCGCAAAAATATATATGGTTCATCTCCAGGATATCCGCGCCCTGAACGATTATATTGGCGGCAACTATAATTTTATCGGCGTCGATGAAGCTAACATGTTCCCTTATGAATATATCGAAAAACTCACCGGCTCTCTCCGGTCGAACAATCCGAATATCAAGCCTCAAATGTGTCTTACAGGCAACCCCGGAAATATCGGTCATGTCTGGTTAAATAAAAATTATGTGAAAAAATGCCCGGCCAAACTCGGCAAGAAATTATATTCCAAGGAGTTTGACGTTTATTATTACAAAAAAACTCCTGGCCCGGTTTTTGTCGATGAAGAAGGCATTACTCATCAATTTATCCCGTCCACGGTTTTTGACAACCCACACATTATTGAAAATGACAAATCTTATGTCAGAAAATTAAAAAAACTCAGCCCGATCCTGCGGGCTATGTGGCTTGACGGTGATTTTGATGTGTTCCAGGGCATGTACTTTTCAAATTGGAACAGCCTGCATCATATCATTCCCAGCGCCGATTTTTGCTACGGCACTCATTTCACTAAAGACACTCACATGCTCTATCGCGCCTACGATTACGGCACAAAAAAATCCTTTGTCTGCCTGTTTATAGCAGTCAATCGGGACGGCAACGCTATCATATTTGATGAAATTGTCGAGACCGGCCTAAGCGCTTCCAAACAAGCCGCCTTTGTAAATGATTACACAAAAAAGACTTACGGCCTATCCCCAGAAGATTTTGCGGATAATCCCGCAGATCCGGCCTATTGGGTCAAGGCCTCCGAAGACCGCCGTGGCAATCTTTACAGCCCCGCCGATTTCTACGCCGATGCAGGAATATATCTCACCGCTGCCAACAATGACCGGAAAACCGGCGCAAAAGTAGTTTATGAAGCCCTGGAAGTCCCTGATCAGGGGCCGCCCCTTATCCGCTTTACCGACAAATGCGAATATTGTATTGAAACCATCCCCAACCTGCCCGGCAAGGACACCGATCCGGAAGACATTGACACCCGCGCCGAAGACCATGCCTACGATGCGCTTCGCTACTGGTGCATGGAATTTTGGGGCGCTTCAATAGTTCCTACCATCGAACCCGATCTAAAAAACGATTGGCGCGCCCGGCTCGCTGATCAGGCCGAAAATCAACCCGACGCGCCACACTGGAGAGCAGCATGAGCGATAAATTTATAAATCCCGCCGCCCAAAAAGTAATATCTTGCTACGATCATGCCAAAGCCAGTTTTGAAGACGCCCGCGCCGACACCGAAAAATGTATCAGATATGTAAATCAAGACCAATGGGACGCCTCCCTTCGCGCCCAGGCTAAAATTCACGGCAAACCCTACCTTACCTATAATATTATTTTTCCAATACTTTCAACCCTGCTTGGCAATGAGCAACTATCCCGTCGTAAAGCCAGATTTAAGCCTACCGGCGCACCTGAAAACGTTGCGCTTGCCGATATTGTACAGGGTAGATTCAATGCGATCTGCGATGAGCAGGATCTCGAAGAACTTTTACAATCCGCTTTCTTCACCGCGCTTGCGGCCAAGACCGGCGGCTGGATTCAGCGCCGTTTTGAGATCAACGAACTCGGTTATCTCGATTTTAAATACGAAGTGCTAAACACTATGCGCATCTTCCCCGATCCCGAAACCCGCTGCTCTGACTATTCACTCCAGAAATGCCGCTGGATAGTAAAAGAAGGCTGGGAACCTCTCGACGTAATTAAGGAAATTTACGGCGTCACACCCCAGGAAAAAGACAAGAAGAAAATACGATGGTGGGAAGAACTTACCACGATTTTTAAAAGATTTACCGACGAAACCTATAGCTCTGACACCGAAAATTATGACAAAGAAAACGACCGCTATAAAATCCTCGAAATTCAGGAACGGGTCGCCCGCAAAGTATATAGCTGCTATGACCAAGACACCGACCAGTATTTTTCACTCACCCCTGATGAATTCCGCCTTTTTGCAAAGCAGATGAACCTGCGCATCCTTCGTGAAGATTACGACGCCCGCATTCATACCATTGCAGTCTTACCCTATTTCAACGATCAGGTAATTTACGATCAGGATTGCCCGATTCCCGTCGCAAACTTCGACGTCATGCCCGTATTCTCAACCAACTTCGATATTCAACTCAATGAAGCCTCATCCCTCGTTTATATGCTGCTCGATATTCAGGACGACATCAACAAAGGCAAATCCCAGAACCGTGATTACGTTACTCAGATCCTTTCCGGCGGAATGTATGTTTCTGCCCGTGAAACCGAGACTATCAAACAAATGCGGAAAAAAGGCAACCAACCCAATCAGGTTTATGCGATTAAAGATATGGCCCACAAGCCCGAGCGCCAAACCCCCGGCGTCATACCCCCGGAAATTATGATGAACTCTGAAAATTCCTACGAATTCGCCAGCCGCGTAAGTTCTCAAAACGCCGCGCTTCAGGGTAAATCCGAGCGATCCGGAGAATCAGGCAACCTCTTTGAGCAAAAAGTTCAGCGCGCCGCCGCAGCCGTCAATCCCTATTTCAAAGCCCTTGCAAACACCCGTAAGACCATTGCCAAAGATTTTATTGACTGCTTTCCCTTCGTTTATTCAGAGCAGGATCGACTCGTGGACACTAAGCAAAAAGACAAATTCGTTCAAGTGCCTATCAACATAGCCATAAACGGCAAAATTTACAACGACGTGAATAACCTATCCCTCCAGGTCGAACTCGACGAAGGCACCGACTCTGTCACCGTCAAAGAAGAAAACTTTGAGAAAAACATGGCCATTGCCAATCTTGTCGCCCAGGTAGACCCCGCCTATGTGGATCTCATCACTATTTTAGGTAACGCCCCTATTCCGGATCGCGACAAGTGGATTCAGCACATAAATACTGTTAAGCAAAACAGCGGTCAGGCCGCCGCCCAGCAAAACCAACTCGATACAACCAAACAAATTACTGAAAACCAAAAAATCCAGCACGGTATGATGATCGAAGAAGAAAAACTCCGACTCGACGCCGAAAAACTCAAAAACCAACCAACCCCCAAACCATGACCCATCAACCATTAACCATCAACCATCAACCATCAACCATTAATCATTCCCCGCTCTTTCCTAAACCCCTAAACCCCTAAACTCTTTTCTAAACTATGCAAAAGATTCTCAAAAAAATAAAAGATCATCTCCTCCTCGAACTCGCCAAAGGCAAATCCGGAAAGGTGATCCTCGAAATAAATCTTGCCAAAGATGGCATTGGCCACATCAACCGACTAAAAATTGAGAAAGAAAAATTACAGTGAAACTACGAAAAAATAGATAACGGCAACTAATTAATCCGCCGATTGGCGGACACTGATTAAGCCTGTATTGACCTCATAGGGTATTCACCCTTCGAGATCGGTACAGGCTTTTTTTTGTTGCAAAAGCCGAAAGGAATCCATTATGACACCCGAAAACGACCCATCAACCACTCCCCAAGATCCAACAACCGAAACCCCGGAATCCCAGACACCCGAAGAACAATCATCACCCATAATCGAAAAAGACGGCGAAATATTTGTCCAGACCGGCGAAGAACCCGAAAGCCCCGACTCACCCCCCGCAGAGGGACAAGGTGACAAAGACAAGCCCGAAGCGCCCCAGCCTGCCGCCGACGATCAAATCCCCGTCGAATATAAAGGCAAATCCACTGCCGAGATCATAGAAATGCACCAGGCCGCAACCCGCAAGATCACCGAGCAGGGCCAGTTCATTGCAGATCTAAATAAAAAAGTAGACGTCTCAAATCTTACCCCCGACGATGTAAAGAAAAATCTCAAAGCCGCAGACCTAAAGTCAGCCTTCACCAATGAGCAAAACAAACTCTCAGCCCTCAACTCCCAGCTTCTAAATATCGACCCGGTTCTCGACGAAGCCAAATATGCCGATCTCCAGCAAAAAATTAACGATCAGGCAAATTTGGTAAACTCTGTCCAGGCAGACTGGCTCGAAAAAACCAGCAAAGAGCAGGCAGACTTACAGTTCAATTCCGCCGCAAATATGAAATTCATCGCCGAAAAAGCCGACGCGCTCAAACAAGACGGTTTCGAACTCTCAAAAGAGGAGTTTCAGACCGTGACCGACGCCGCCGCCGACTATGCAGAAAACGGCAGACTCACCGACGCGAGCTATCATCACGCCCTTATTGATCAGTTTGGTCTCGATAAAGTTATGAAACTCCACTCTATCAAAGCCGAAGGAAAAGCCCGTGAAGAAATCGCTAAAGCCGCCGGAAAAGTCCAGCCAAAAGTAGACGTCTCCGGTTCCGGTAAAAATGCCAAACTCATCCGCTTCGCCGACATGTCCGCCGTCGAAAGAGATAAAATGCTCGACGGAATGTCACCCTCGCAACTCGAAGCCCTGAAATCTCGCATTAACCGCTAACCACCATCCCGCTCTTTCACCCTCCCCGCCCCCTCGCCCCTTCGCCCCTTCGCCCCCTCGCCTTGTCACCTTGTCACTCTCTCGCCTTATCGCCTTGTCGCCCCCTCTCCCCTTCGCCCCGTCATCCCCTCACTCTTTAACCCTTAACCCCTAACCTTTGGAGAAAAAAAAATGGACGCATCACAGACATTTATCGCAAATCTCGCAATATTAAATACCCAGCTTCGCAAAGAAGTTGAACACAATCTTTTTTGGTCAAAATTCACCGGCGACGTCAAGATCACCCGCCGTGAAAACGGCCAAACCGACTACCAGCCCAGCGGTAAGATCATTGAACAATTCAATGAACCCGTCGCTGCCGGTAGAGACAATATTCTCATCCCATTCCTGAACTCACTCACCGGCGCACCTGTTTTTGGTGACACATTGTTAAAAGGCACCGGCGAAGACATGTCGCTGAAATGGCTCAGGTCTTATGTCAATCAATTCAGAAAAGCCGTCTTTGCCCGCTCAGGACAGATGGCGGAACAACGTGCAAAACTCCTGAAAATGTACGAAAAGGCTAAACCCTTACTCGTAGACTGGTGGGTAAAATATCACAATCAGGAAATTTTCAGAGCATTTTACGAAGGCGTTTCCCAAAACCTGTCGGCATCCACCGCCAGCGATGGTCTCGGATTATACAAACGCTATCATCCGAACTTTTACTATCAGTCCGCCGACGGCACCCTCACCGCACTCGGCACAGCGGGCTACACTAAATCCACTACCAATATTGACGATGCAGCGACAAACGTAGACACCCATGAAATGACCGCCAAAACCCTCGAAGCCCTGCGTATTCTCTGTTTGAATTTAAAGATACCGCAGCTTACCACCGCTTCCGGTTTTAAGTTTTGGACATTGCTCGTTCATCCGTCATCAATGAAAAATCTTCGTGCCGATTCCACCTTTACCGGCGCGCAAAACGCCGCATTTACCGGAAAAGCCCTCAAAAATCCTATATTAAACGCCGCCGACGCTTTTTTCGCTGGCTTCGCAATTTTTGAAGATATACTCGGAGTTCGCGGTTGGGATGCTACCAACAACGACTTTATGGGTTCAAGTATTTCCGAAGAACTTGACCCCACCGATGTGACTGCCAATACATGCTCCATCGTACTTGGTAGTTCTGCTATGGGAAAAGCCGTTGGTCAAAAACTCCATTTCACCAAGGAGATAGACGACCATGAAAACACCGTCGAAATCGGTGGAGCGGAAATATCCGGCTACAACCGCGCTGATTTTACCGCCGAAGCCGACGCCGCCGAATCTTCCGGAGACCTGTTCCGTAAGAATACCACCGGTGGAGTTGCTTCCGGTATAGCAGTCACAAATCAATCCTCCCTCATCCTGATGACCGACGAATACTAATGTTCCTCCGCCCACGGTGGGGCGGCCTCCTTTCTCCGCCCCGCCGTATCCTCCCCCCGCCCCGCTCTTTCTCCCCTTCACCTTTTCGCCCCCTCGCCCCCTCGCCCCCTCGCCTTGCCGCCCCCTCGCCTTGTCGCCCTGTCGCCCTGTCGCCCCTTCGCTCTTTAACCCATTAACCATTAACCATCAATTGGAGAATCATCATGAAATCAAAAGAATTTTTTAAATACATCGCAACCCACCCTGACGGCTTCAATCTCACCGCCACTGTACCCCATGCGGAATCCTCTGCCACAGCAGTAATGTACCCCACGGGTAAGATTGTCATAACCATAATACAGGCCAGTGCCGGAAAAGCAGCGTCTGCAACTATCGCCACCCCCAAGTCTTTCGATGTTGTTGACGCCCATGCAGCCGCAGTTACCAGTAAGAAGAGCATAGCAATTAAAAACAATACAACGGCTATCTTCGATACTCTCTCGGCAGCTGCTGACGGAGTAGTTCGTGCTACTACCTGTGACCAAGACGAGGTCAGTTTTGCCGCTGGCGACGATGATCTTGTTATAGCTGTCTCAGGAAGTTCAGCCGGAACCGCTATTGTTGTCCTTAACATTGTATTCACGTAAAATCGCTTCCGCTTAATAAAGGCTCGGAGGTCATTCATGGCCTCCGGGCGTCTTTTGGAGAAACATGAATCTAATACCCATATCAATCGGAATTTTAAACTCTCGCCCCGCTTACATGAAAGAATGTGTAAATTCTATCGCCCGCCAGGTCTATCCACCCGAACTTATTGACCTCGTGGTTATAGACAATCTCGACAAAAAACATACTATTGGCCAGGGTTATAACCTCATTACAAAATTCGCTAAAAACGATTGGATACTTATTGTAGGCGACGATGATTTCATCTCCAGAACATATTTGTTCAATCTCGCTGTTTTTCTCGACACCGCTTTCGAAAAAGTCCCAAAGTATAAAGATCATATTGTTGCGCTTACCACAAATCTCACCATTATTTCCACCGAAAAACGCCTCCCCGTCGATGTTTGCCCTACCGGAATGTGGTCGAAAAAATTCTTGGAACAGCATCCCTGGGACGAATCCCTGCCCCGTTACGTCGATACCGACATGTTTGCCCGCGTAAAATCTATGGGCAAAATCATCATCCACGATCAGACAAATCACGGTTACTATTACCGCCAGCACGACGCAAATGTTTCTTACAACAAGTTTTCAGCCAAAACAAAGGTATTAAATGAAATCCAGAACAAAGAAGCCCGTAATATCATCTAACCATGAACATGACCCATCACCCATGACCCATTAACCATGACCCATCACCCATCAACCATCAACCATTCCTTAAAAATCCTCCTGCTGTCAAAATTTGATTATGCAGGATCAGGCTATCGTATTGCCGAAGCCGTGAATCTAAACAGTACAAATTTCGTCATGCCCATCACTCTATACCCGCTTGACTTTCCAAAACATCTCAAGCGCCTTCCATCCCTCATAAAAGACGTAGACGGAACAATGAAAGGATGGTTTCAGGACTTTGACCGGCTCCAGGCTCTCATAGACGACGCCGACATTATTCACTTTAAAGGTGATTTCTTACCGCCCTATCCGAAACAGATAACATTCCCACCCGATACCCCTACTATAATTTCCGTCGGCGGAACTTTCTTCCTCCCCGAATACCGTACCCATCCAATAAAAGATTATATAAAAGCCACCACCCTCCAGACCGCCCTTCGTCCTGATCTGATATATCCCGATTTTCCCGCTATTTACACCCCTCACCCCTTCGATGTTGCCGCTTATTTCCACTGCTGGCGTCCCTCAGACCCCGTAATTATTGCCCATGCTCCCTCAGATCGCAAAAAGAAAGGCACCCAAAAGATCCTCGATGCCGTTTACACCCTTCAAGCCGAAGGACTTCCCGTTACTCTCGATATTATTGAAGATGTGTCCTATACCGAATGTCTTGAAAGAAAAAAGAAAGCCACGTTTTTCTTCAATGATGTTTCGCCTCTTTTCGGATGGTACAGCAACGCCGCCATCGAAGCAATGGCTCTCGGTATTCCCACCCTAAATCATCTTGACGATATTGCCTTCAAAAAAGCCTGTATGCCCGATTGCCCCGTCATCAATACCGGTCTAACCCCCGAATCCGTAATCGCCGCCCTTCGTTCTGCCGTTACAATGCCCGTCGCCGATCTCCGCGCCTTATCCCAGAAAAGCCGTGATTTTGTCCGTAAATATCACTCCTACCAGGTAATCGGCGAACTGTGGTCACGTATCTATCACGGCCTCGCAACCCGCACCCCGTAACTCGCTCTTTCTCCCCCTCGCCCCCTCGCCCCTCCGCTCCTTCGCCCCCTCGCCTTGTCGCCCCTTCCTCCTGCTTCCTTCCTCCTGCTTCCTTCCTCCTACTTCCTTCCTCCTTTCTCCTTCCTCCTTCCTCCTTCCTCCTGCTTCCTTTCTCCTTCCCCTTCGCCTTGTCGCCTCTTCGCCCCGTCGCCTTGTCGCTCTTTAAACCATTAACCATCACCCATTAACCATCGGATTGTCATGCCCCAACTTAAAATCCTCGACAAAGCCGCCCAAAAAAACAAGCCCACCTCTCGCCTGCTCACTGCTTCTGAATACGCAAAAATTTTCCCCACGGCAGCGCCCCGTCGTATCGGACTTGTATTTAAGCAATTTCAAGGTCTTAACGTAGACACTCAGATTGCCTATGCCTTCATAAAAAAATATCCATCCATTATTGCCATTGACGACGAGGGGAAGCCCACGGGAGTCTGTGATACGCTGGACGATATGACCTATGCCGAGTTAGTGAAACTTGGCCCTTATTATGATATTTCCCATATAGGCAAAAGCAAAATAAAACTGCGCTCCGAGATTCGGCAGGCCCGCGCCAACGGCGTAAAACCATATACCGAAGAACAACTTGCCAAAGTCAAAAAAGAAAAACAAGACGCATATAGAAAAAGGTACAATGCAAAACGACCGCCAGATATTCCTCACACAAAATATCACCTGCTATCAAAAGCCAATAAAGCAAAATACAACGCCTGGTACGCCGCCCATGATCCAAATCACAAACCCCCACGTCACTCAAAACCTAAACCCAAATCTAAACCTAAATCTAAACCCAAACCCTAAAACCCGCTATTTCTCCCCTTCACCTTTTCGCCCCCTCTCCCCCTCGCCCAGTCGCCTTGTCGCCCTCTCGCCCCTTCCTCCTGCTTCCTTTCTCCTTCCCCTTCGCCCTGTCGCTCTTTAAACCATCACCCATCAACCATTAACCATCAAACATCCGGAGTCACCATGAAAAAAATACTAATAATCTTAATAATGATCACATCTTTATTCGCAGGTCTTCACGACTATTCCACCCAGGAGGTGCTTAATCTTGTCCTCACCGACTCCACCCTTAACTCTTATTATCATGACTACTCAGCCCAGGAAGTCCTCAATCTCGTTTACGACGCCTCAAACTCAGCCCTCCGTATATATCTTGATTCACTTCTAAGTTGTAAAATAGACACCCTATCCTCTGACTCTATATATGTTGATACAATAAAAGTAGATGGCTTGGCAATACTGGATAAGGCCGATATTGCTGAATTATCTTTATCAGACAATACTTCGGCTAAAATACTTCTTGGCGATGGTAGTAAATATGTTGCCAAATCAGTGTCTGGTGACGCAACTATTGACGCAAATGGAGTTGTTAGTTTATCTCCTGGTACAGTTGCAGATAGTTCTGCGTCTACTCGAAAAGAACTGGTAAATGTATCAAGTGAATTTTCTGGTATTGGTACAGACACCACCTATCTATATGCCATCGACGACGGATCATCTGTGAAAATTATGGTAACAGTAGATGATAACGGTAACGAGGGTGATATAGATTTAACGCCACTTTATCAAGGCGTGGAATGGGATCAGTCAGGTGACACTTATCGCCGGTTGGGTTCTACTGCGGGAATGGCAAAATCTACAAGTCCTGGAAATGATTATTTACCTATCCAGTCAGATATGAAACGCTGTTTGTTAAATGACAATGGAACAGTAAATTATTATCTTGACGCTGATAATTCTATGATGAAGCAGTATACAACTATTCCTTATTCTGATTCAATAAATTATGTCAACGGTGATACTATTATTGTGACCGGCGCTTCGTTTTCCACTACGGCAGATACAGGAATGTGGGTGCATAATGTTGATAGTACTCTTTACGCCTGGATAAAAGGAATATGTAGTGATGATACTCTTATATTGTCGGATTCTATTTTTGTGGTTGGCGATAGCATAAACCAATATAATGCTATATTGAACGGCGACGACGGTCAGGTAATGGTAGAAATCCCGAAATTTTATGAAAAATACAATAGAACAGGTGATATATTAAAATGGTATGTTAGCAAATATGATTTGACTGGGTTTGACTTACATCCAGCCTTCTGGAAAGATGGGCAAGAAGTAGATTATCGGTATATGAGTGCTTTTGAAGGTTCTATGTATGATGATAATATTTCTGCTATGTGTCCTGATGCAAACATAGAAGATGATAGATATGCAAGTGGCGATAAGATGTGTTCTGTTGCTGGATATTATCCAAAAACAAATGAAACACGAGCAGAAAATAGAGCAATGGCTGCCGAAAGAGGTTCTGGATGGCGACAAGTAGATTATTATTTACATTCAGCGATTCAGTTATTGTATTTAATTGAGTATGCAGATTTTAATTCGCAATCTGTAATTGGCAATGGCAGAACTATGTTTTCAGACGGTGCTTGGGAAGCAGCAAATCAGGGAAATGGCAAATATATTGGCAGGTGTGGATATAGCCTTGCAGATGGTAACGGTACAAACGCAACTGATAGAGCAAGTAGCACGGATATATCCGCAATCAACACTGAAACAGATTTTACTTATCACGATTATATGACCTATCGTGGAATAGAAAACTTTTTTGGTAATGTGTGGAAGATGTTAGATGGAATTACTTGGGATGGTAGATGGACTGGTAGCGCAGCTGCTCAGCCTGTTTATGTTACAAATAACTCATCGGATTTTCAAGATGAAGCAAGGGTTAATATGCAACATCTTTGCGATGCAAGTTATATTGGTACGACCGCCGGTTATATAGGAGATATTGAAAACGCAACAGGGTTTATACCATCAAATGATGGCGGAAGTGAAACAACCTATTTATGTGATAATTATTGGCAATATTCAGAAAATGGTCGGGACTATTGGCGGTTGGTTCTAGTTGGCGCTAATACGTATGACGGTCTGAAGGGCGGCGTGTTTTCGCTTCACGTCAACTATGCTTCGGGTAACGTTAATGCGTATCTTTCCGGTCGCTTGGCTTATTAGGGGATATCATGAATTTTCTTAGGATTTTATGCCAATATTGGCAGTTGGTTATAGTTGGCACTAATACGAATAACAGTCTGAAAGGCAGCGTGTTTTCACTTAACGTCAACAATGATTCGGGTAACGATAATGCGAATATTTCCAGTCACTTATGCTTATTTCTAAAAAGTATTTGGCATAAAATCCTTGCCTCTTGGCAAAAAATAAAGCAAAGCCTCATTCAGTTTGGTAGGTTAAATCTCGAAGAACTGGAGGTGAAATAAGCAAATGAAACGATTTGGGTATTTGTACGAGAAAATTTATGATATGGGAAATCTCAAACTCGCTCACAAAAAAGCAAGAAAGGGCAAAACTCATTACAAAGAAGTCCAGATGGTAGATGCTAATCCTGAAAAATATTTAACTCTTATTCATAATATGCTAAAAAACAAAACATTCAAAAATTCTAAATATGTAATAATGGATAAGAAAACCGACAGTGGCAAAGTTCGCAAGATATTTAAATTACCTTATTATCCTGATAGAATTATTCATCATGCAATTATGCAGATACTTGAACCTATTTGGCTTAGTACATTTGTTAGAGATACCTATTCAGCTATTCCTGGCAGGGGTATTCATGACGGAGTTAAAAGAATTAAAAAAGCATTAAGAGATAAGGAAAACACTAAATATTGTCTTAAACTCGATGTAAAAAAATTCTATCCTTCGGTTGATAATGAAATCCTGAAACAAATAGTAAGAAAAAAGATTAAGGATGAAGATTTATTGTGGCTTTTGGATGAGATTATTGATAGCACAAAAGGCATTCCGATTGGCAACTATCTCAGTCAATATTTTGGCAACTTATATCTATCTGGCTTAGACCATTACTTAAAAGAGAATTTGAATTGTAAACAAGCATTCCGATATTGTGATGATATAGTAATTTTACATCAATGTAAAGATTTTTTACACAAATTGAAAAACATTATTATTAATTATCTAACAGGATTGAAGTTGCAGTTAAAAAATAATTGGCAGATATTTCCGGTTGCTGTAAGAGGAATAGACTTTTTAGGCTACAGGTTTTTTCATAAATATACATTATTGAGAAAATCTATTAAGATTAAATTTGTGAATAAAATTAAAACGATTAATAAAAATTGGGAGAGATTAAAACATACGGAAATAGTAAATAGTGTAATGAGTTATTGCGGGTGGTTTAAATATGCGAATTGTAAGAATCTTACTCATAAATACATTAATGATAATCTATTCTGGATAGTAAAACATATTTGTATTGACAGTAATATAGTAAATCCATTACAGGGGATAAGATGAAAAAGTTTTCAGACTTCTCTAAGGAAAATATATTAGACGGTGATAAAATTCGTATTGATGATATATTGAACGAGGAGGTTCTGATAACAGGATATGCAATAAAAAATAGTAAATACAGCAAAAATGAAAGCGGAAAATATTTGACTTTACAGATTATTAAGGATGATAAAAAGTATGTTGTTTTTACAGGAAGTGATGTTTTGATTGACCAAATGGAAAAGTACAATGCTGAGATTCCATTTATGGCAACGATAAGAAAAATTAACAGATATTATTCATTAACATGAGGTGCAATATGAAAAAAATATTAGTAATTATTTTGATTTTGACAATGATTGTAAATGCGCAGATATTCCGACAATCAGGAAGTGGAAGTAAACAGCGCAAGATAGAGTATTTGCAAGGCGGTATTTTGCTTCGCTTTGATTTTGTTCAGACAGAACAGGTTGATATGGACGGTGAGAAATCGCTAATGTGGAAATATCAGGAGTTCTGGATTCCGCTGAAAATGACAATATCGGAAGTACAAAAAACGATAGCGGCAAAAGGATATAAACTTGCGGCTGATGAAATAGAATATTTGCAAGGAAAGAATAGTCTTGAGACTGAAACATACTGGCAGGTGGAAACTATTCAATTTTGGCTTGCTGATAGAGGAATAAAATATCCGGCAGATGCAGAAAAAAGCGAATTACAATCAATGGTAAAGGGTTATTTGGAGTCACGATGAGAAAATTTATATTCTTACTTTTAATTTCCGTTGTTTGTTTCGGGCAAACAAATAATATTGCAAGCGACGGTGGAAATGTAGTCCAAAAAGATGCAGAAGGGAATGTAAATATATTGGGAAATCTTGAAGTGGGCGGATATGTAGTTCAGCATAACATTTATCACGTTTATGGCGGTTTTCAGGATTCATCGGTGGAAGTGGGTATTACAAAAGACCAGTGGAGTATGGTGACTAATGCTGGCAATAATCTTTGGCAATCTACCGAGTATGATGGATTTAATGTAGTTGGTGACACAATGATTTTCCTTTATACCGGTGACTATTTTGGGATAGTGGCTTTGACGTTTGAAGGTAATCAGGGTAATGAGTACAAATTCAGATTGTATAATGTGACACAAGACAATGTAGAAGGCTATGTTTTAGGACAAACTGGTGAAGGTAATGAAAGCTATTCTGGTATGCCGCAACCAATATATTTCGAAATTACGGCAGGGGATAAGATAGTAATGCAGGTAACGAATACAAGCGGTAATAATGCTGCTGTGCTTAAGTTCGGCAGTTTTTACGCAATGTATTTACACGAATGAGGAAATTATGAAATGGTATAAGAAATTAATGTTTATTTTATTTTTGCCTTTGCTTTTATTTTCTAAAGATATTCAAGAAATTAAAGTAACTGATTTGAAAAAAATACGTGTATTTAAAATTACCGGATTGATTGAGATTGACGGTCACATTTTTTTAAATGATACGTGCAAAGTTCCAGTGATGTTTTCTTGCTCTGCAAACAAAGTGCGAATATATAAGAAAGAAGATGATAATATTGTGGATTACAAATATCGGCAATGTAAGAAAAAATATTGTGATGTTTTGCACTTAGAAATTTATATCGTGCCGTATAAAAATAAAATAAATTCTTTTTGGGAATTTTATCCTAAAACATCAGGTACTATAAGTGTAGAGGATTAAAAGAATGAAATGGTATGAAAAATTATTACGTTGGGGCTTTTGTTCAAATTACTGGATTTGGTTTCACATTTTAGCCGCTGGGATTTTTGCTAAAATAATTAACATTTGGCTCTGTAATTTATCAACTATATTCTTGATTTTTGTTGGTGCAGTTAGTTGGGAGGTTATAGAATATATTAAAGATGGTGACCAAATAATAAATATTTACGGTTCTATTGAAAGATGGATTTATGATTGTTTTGGTGACATTATCGGTGCAGTAGTTTGCGCTGTAATTGTGGTAATTTAGAGAGGATTGATATGTCAGGCAAAAAAGATAGTAATGGAAATGGACAGATTAAAAAATTGTATACTTTGATTTCGCTTGTGCTTTTGTTATTTACACTTTTAGGTGGATTTGCAAAAGTTGTATTAATAGGGCAAGATGTAAAGGATGTAGTAAAAGATACTACCATAATTGCGGAAGGCACATTAAAAAATGATGTTATAAATAATGAAAAACAGAATCAAAAGCAAGAACTAAAAATCCAGGCTTTGGAGATTGCAATTGTAAATATCAAGGATGATACAGAGGCAATATTGAAAAAATTAGATGAGATGGATAAATGAACTGGTTACTTCCTATAATATTTGGTTTCAGTTTTAGTGTTCGTACTCCGAATATTGAGCCAAACCCTTATGATTATGAGTATCACTTTTCGGTTGAGAAGCCGGAAGTGTTTTATATTGAACGGGAATGGGAACGGGAGTTAGGAAGTTATTATATTGACCAGGAATATTGGACAAAGACAAAGTTTGATGTTTTTGAATTGAAGGAGACTTATATAGAGAAAACATCGAAGGATGTTGAATACAATCAGTTGGATGTAAGATACAAACATAAATTACTAACTGGTGGGTATGCTATTGTTCACGTCGCTGGAGAGAAGCCAACGCACAATTTAGTAATAGGGTTGCATAATAGTTACAATCTTAATATACTGGTTGCGAAAGTTAAGTTTCTTACAAATACAGATTTGGTAAGTAATTTTAATCTTTATAGTATCAAGACAAAGAATGAGATAAAAATTGGTTTATTGCAGAATTTAAACATATCTGGGATTTATCAATATGAAAAGCCTCAGATAGGACAAGAGGATTATCAGGCAAAAATAAAGTTGGAAATAGAATTTCCGACAATTAAAGAGAAGGAGAAGGAGAAATGAAAACAGAAGTAATTGCAGAAATTGCTCACGAAATAAACAAAGCTTTTTGTGAAGCGTTTGGTGATATGAGTCAATTAAGTTGGAAAGATGCTCCAAATTGGCAACGTATTAGTGCTCTTAATGGAGTAGAATTTCATTTATTAAATCCTGATGCTAAAGCCAGTCACAGTCACGAAGAATGGTTGAAAGAAAAAATAGCAAATGGTTGGGTATATGGTAAGGTGAAAGATGTAGAAAAGAAAGAACATCCTTGTATTGTTCCTTTTGATAATTTACCAAAAGAACAACAAGCCAAAGATTTTCTTTTTCGGGCAGTTGTTCATAATTTAAAAGATATATAAATTAATAAAGAGAAGGAGAAATGAGATGGGAGAGAAAGCAGATTATGAATTTAACCACGGAAAAGTGCTACAAGATAAAAGCACTGGATTTAAAGGAACTGTTGTCGGTCGTGCAGATTATCTTATAGGTTGCAATCAATATTTGCTTGTCCCCAAAATTAATAAAGACGGTGAATTTAAAAAAGGTTGTTGGTTTAATGAACAGCAGCTTATTGAAGTTTCGGAAACAAAAGAAAAGAATTTAATTAAAAAGGAGAAATGAGATGATTGAATTTATTACAGAAAATTGGCAGTATATGTTATTAGTATTTTATGTTGCTGAAAAAGTTGTAAAATTAACGAAAACTAAATATGATGATATTGTATTTGATATTATTGTAGGTGGAATTTACAAACTTATTGGAAAAAAGAAAAAATAATCAATGCCTAAGTATTCTGAAAATAGTAGAAAAAAGTTAAGACTTGCTCATACTGATTTACAGCGGATATTTGAAGAAGTTATTAAATATTATGACAATACGATTGTTTGGACTTATCGAGGACAGGAAGTGCAAGATGAGTTTTTTGAAAATGGAAAGAGTAAATTAAAATATCCTGATTCTAAACATAATTGTACTCCTGCTATGGCAGTAGATTCTGCTCCTTATGTAGATGGTGATGTAAGTGATGATATGTATCAAGGTTATCACTATGCTGGTTTTGTTCTTGGAATTGCTAAGATGTTGTTGAAAGAAGGTGAAATCAGTCACGAATTGGTTTGCGGTGCCGATTGGGATGGAGATATAGATGTAAATGACCAAACTTTCAGAGACCTTTGGCATTTTCAGTTAGCCGTCCCCTCGCCTTGTCGCCCAGCCACCCCCTCGCCCCATCACCCATCAACCATCACCCATCACCCATTAACCATGACCCATTAACCATGACCCATTAACCATGGAATTAAAATGACTTTTGACGAAATAACAACCGAAATTTGCAGCCGTGTAAATGATCCTGATCAGGACACTTATGGAGATCGGGCGGAGCAGCTCATCCACGAAGCCATCTCCGCCCTTGCAAAATCCGGAGAATACACCAAAGACGACATCCCCGGCCTGATATTGGCAAAAACGATCAACACCGCCGAACTCAATCTCCCTTATCAAATTAGAATTTACGGTACGACCAACGATCTCAATAACAACAATGTTTTAAAGATTCTTGGTATAACCGACAATCCCGACAGGATAGGAAGCCCCGCCCTGAAATTCATCCCCATATCACTCGAAGAATACGGGCGAATATCATCCGACAGCGAACTGGATCCATTGTTAGATGAGGTTTTCTACTATGAACACGGTGACTATTTACGCTTTTTCCCAATAGACAGGACGCCCGGTAATCTTATTTACGTCCACTATATCAAATCACCCAATGACGATCTCTCCGGGCAAATGAACGGCGACTACTCCAAATATTTTCAGTATCAGATAATAAACTTCGCCGTCGAAAAACTCCGCGCCGAAATAGCAGGAGCCTAACATGTCGCCCCCTCGCTCTCTCGCCCTGTCGCCCTGTCGCTCTCTCGCCTCCTCGCCCTGTCGCCCCTTCCTCCTGCCTCCTGCTTCCTTCCTCCTTCTTCCTCCCCGCCCCCTCGCCCCCTCGCCTCCTCGCCCTGTCGCCCCTTCCTCCTGCCTCCTGCTTCCTTTCTCCTTCTTCCTCCCCGCCCCCTCGCCCCCTCGCCCCCTCTCCCCGTCGCCCCTTCGCTCAATCGCCTCCCCACCCCGCTCTTTCCTAAACTCTAAACTTCTGGAGTAAAACATGACCTTCGATGATATAAAAAGAAACATAGGCAAACGACTTGGTGACCCCGATTTGAAAAAATATCGCGGCCTCGTCGGTGATATGTTCGTCAACGCCATGTGTGACCTTATCGCCGCCGACCGCTATCAGCCCGAAGACATCCCCGATCTGATAGTAGATAAGGCTCCCAATGATACAGTCGATTTTGAAAATTGGGAAGCATCCTATACCCTTGCCGCCGACACTCTCAAATTTCTCGACGTTTATCTCCCCACCGCCGCTCTTTTATCGGGTAGTCTCACCCTAAAAGAAGTAACCCACGCCGAAATCAAACGCATCCGCCTTGAACCCGCCTTCGCGCCCACTTATAACGAATGTTTTTGGTATCGTAAGGGATCCACTATTCGATTTGTTCTCAGCCGTGATTTCCCTGTTGGCGACCAGCCGAATAATGTATCTTTTATATACCATTACATAAAAAATCCCGTCCCCGCTGATTGGCAAGCCCATGATATGATCAAAGACCTTGGGTATAGTCGTGATTTCCTTTACGCCTGCATAAAACAGGCCGTAGAAATGTTGAAAGGATCGCCATAATGCCGTTACTAACCAAAAAGAAAACATCTATCAAGCATCCCCTGAATTTTATGGAGATTTTCGCCGATATTGCCGTCGAACTTCCCGAACAGCCCAATATCGGCATTGTTCGTATAGAGATCAATAAAGTCATCCGTCGGGTAAATGATGAAATCGGACTTTGGCGGGAAATGATCAGAGTTGCCGCGGGCACCATTACCTCCGGCTGGCAGAACCTCGCAACCAATACCTGGGACAATGAAGATGTTCAAACCTGGGATATGTGGGGAAAATTTGCTCACGGCTGGGATTATGATCAGACCAACTATATTTTACGCCTCGCCGATACCGTAGTCGAAGTGGAAGAAGTATACTTCGATGGCGAAGAATGGGAATGTGTACCCTATCAAGAAGTAAAAGACACAAACAATGCCTCTGAAGAAATTTACGCTCAAATAGGCCGTTATCTTTACTTCCCTTTCGACCTCAAAACATCATCCAAAGTCTGTGATATCCGCGTCAAACAAAATTATTCCTTCTTGGAATCAGTTGTCATAGACTCCACCGTAATAGACCTCCCCGAATCTTACCGCCAGTTACTTATTTCCGGCGCTCTATACGCCCTCTCATCACGCCAAAAATTCAAAGATGAAGACCTGTTCAAACTTCACAAAGAAACCTTCGACCGTGAACTCAGCGCCCTCAAACGTCAGTATTATAACCTTGAAGTAGATACAAATTATGACCCAATTTATAATTATTAACCATGAGCCATCAACCCGCCCCCTCGCCCCCTCGCCCCCTCGCCTTGTCGCCCAGTCGCCTTGTCGCCCAGTCGCCCCTTCCTCCTTATTCCTTCCTCCTTTCCCCTTCCCCACCCCCTCGCCCCCTCGCCTTGTCGCCCAGTCGCCTTGTCGCCCCTTCCTCCTTATTCCTTCCTCCTTCCTCCTCGCCCTGTCGCTCTTTAAACCATCACCCATTAACCATCAACCATTAACCCACGGAGTATAAAATGGCCGATTATCTTTACGACAACGATCCCAAAGACACCTATAAATGTTTACTGTGTATTGGCAATTTAGCCAATCCGGGATTACATGCAACCACTCAAAGAACCGTCTGGACAGATGACGGCGCGGGCGGAAAAACCGACGCCCCCTTCACTCTCGCAAGCGACGCGATGCTATTCACCGACGCCAAAGCCCTCGAGTTTCGCCAGGACGCCGAAAAAATTAACTCCTCTACTGCGGGGCAACTTGATATAGACGCCTCCTCTGTTCTCGAATTCACCGCCCCGACTATCGAACTTGCCGGAGCAACCCTCATAGACCTTCAGGGCGACGATATAAAAATTGGTGAAGGTGGAGACGCCGATATAGTAATAACTTTCAACGCTAACTCCAATAACGGCGTTCTCACCTGGATGGAAGACGAAGACCACTTCAAATTTTCCGACGATTTATTGATCGACGGCGCCGAAAAACTATACTTCTTCGATATAGGCGGTGAATATCTTTCCTCAGACGGCGATGATCTCACTATCGCCGCCGGTCGTGATATAAAACTCACCGCCGCCAACGATATACATATTCCTAAAGACGTAGGACTCACCTTCGACTCCGATAACTCAGAAAAGATTGAATCCGACGATACCGACCTCACCATTACCTCCGGCGGCGCCATAAAACTCAACGCCGCCACCGATATAAAAATTCCTGCAAATATAGGACTTACTTTCGATACCACTGGCTCGGAAAAGATCGAATCCGACGATACTGACCTCACGGTTGCTTCCGGCGGCGATATAAACCTTACCGCCACTAATGATATAAATATCCCCGCAAGCGTAGGACTTACCTTCGGAGCAGACACCGAAAAAATAGAACAAGACGGTTCCAACAATCTTTCAATAATCGCCGCCGCCGCCCTTACTTTTACCGCCGCCGCTACCTCAATATGGTCAACCTCAGCGGGCAACCTTACCATTGATAGTCTCGCCGGGAACCTCATCCTCGACGGTCACACCGGCGTAGACATAGATGCCTCAAACTCCGGCGCCGTAAATATAGACGGAAAAGGTGGCGTAAATATTGGTACAGCCGCCGATTATCAGATTGACATAGACGCGTCCACCTTCGATTTAGACGCCTCTGATAATTTGGCTATCACAATGAGCGCCAATGATGCCGCCAAAAAAATCATATCCATTACAGCCTCAAACTCCGGCGCCGGTACCGGATCAATCGTTCTGACTGCCGATGGCAAGATTGAAATCAAATCCAGCGCCGACGATATTTGTATAGGATCAAATCTCGCTTCCGGTAAAAAAGTAGAACTCGGTAAAGCGGGCGAAACGGTCAGTGTATTGGGAGATTGTGATATTGTAGGTACTTTGACGTCCGGAACCTACGCCCCCGATGCAATTACCGTCACCCACGCCTCCGACCCGATCATCACCATATACAATACGGAACAATCCAATACCAAAAACGACCGCCATTGTAAATTGATATTTCAGGGTATCACATCCGGTGCAACAACCCACCAACTCGCCTCAATAATAGCGGATCACGATTCCAGCGACGCCGATAAAGATGGCGGCCTCTATTTTTACACCAATGACGGCGCCGACGTTGACGATTCCCTCACCGAACGCCTTTATATAGACCACGCGGGCAACGCCCAGTTCTCTACTAATATTGGTATTCCCGCCACCTCCAAACTCTACTTTGACGGTAAAGCTTGCAGCGGCAACACCTATATTTATGAATCCGGCGCCGACGCCCTCACCTTTGTTGCAGGCGGAGAATCTGCAATGATCCTCGACGCCAACTCCCGTATTTCACTCAGCAATAATGACAATGGCACCGGCAATACTCTCTTTGGCTATCAGGCCGGTGAAAATTTAGACGCGGGCAGCAATGATAATACATTCATAGGTGAAAATGTCTCTGACGCTGCTATGAATGACGCTCTGGGAAATACAGGCATTGGTGCAAATTGTCTAACTGACTTGACAACAGGGGATTACAATAATGCTTTTGGAAATGACAGTTTAGGTAGTCTTACTACCGGTGATTCCAATGTAGCAATGGGATATAACGCAGGAAACACCCTCACCACCGGTTCTGATAATACCTATATAGGTGACGATGCCACCGCCTCTGCCGTCGATGTTTCTAATGAAATGGCGCTTGGTCATGACGCCGCCGGACAAGGTGCCAATACCATTATGCTGGGTGACGCCAATATAACCAGCCTTTGTTGCTACGACACCACTATTTCCAGTCCATCCGACAAAAGAATAAAAAGAGAAATAAAAACTTCCGATTACGGCCTCGACTTCATCAATGCCCTTCGGACTATCACCTATAAACGTAAAAATCCTTTCGATTATCCCAACAAGATCAAACCCGATGTTTACAAAAAAGAAAATGCAATAAGGCCAGAAGACAACGATACTATTTATGTCGGTCTGGTTGCTCAGGAAGTTGAAAACATAATGAAAAAAGCCGGATATGATTTTAACCTCATCGCCACCAGTCCCAAAGGGATGAAATCAATAAAATATGGATCCCTCATTATGCCCATCATCAAAGCGCTCCAGGAATTAGACCAAAAAGTAAACGCTCTTTTAAACTAACCCCCCGCCCAGCCGCCCCCTCGCCTTGCCGCCCCCTCGCTCCTTCCTCCCGCTCTTTTAAACATCAACCCCGCCATTCATGGCGGGAATAGAATCAACCTTAAACCCGCTCCTTTTCGTTTTTTCAAACATTAACCCCGCCATTCATGGCGGGAATAGAATCAACCTTAAACCCGCTCCTTTTCGTTTTTTCAAACATTAACCCCGCCATTCATGGCGGGGATAGAATCAATCCCACTAACCCCGGGCTTTAGCCCGCAAACTCGGAGGAACAAATGAAAATAACCATCAAAGAACTTCAGGAAAAACAACCAAGTCTCGCAAAGATCCTTGACAAAGACATGCCCTTCAAACTTTCCTATCGCCTAAACAAAATCGCATCCAAGATCAAAGGCGAGATGAAACACATCCAAAACACTCGCATCGAAATGATTAAAAAATTTGGCGAAAAAGACGAAAAAGGAAACTATGAGGTAAAGAAAAACAAAATAGAAGCCTTTGCCGACGCCTGGGACGAATTTGCAAAAACAGAAATTACTCTCAATATTGAGAAAATCCCCGTCGAATGTATGGAGCAAGTCGAACTCAGCGGAAACGATATAGCGAGTATTATCGATTTCATTGAAGACCCCAAGCAGAAAAAGAAAAAGAAAAAATGACAAAAAAAGCCCTGTTTGACCTTAGCGGTGGAATAAATAATCAGACCCGCCCCGACCTCCTCGAAGATAATCAGCTCCAGGCCGCCCAAAATTATGAATGCCGCGGCCGCAATGGTACTCTTTACAAACGTACCGATCCCGCCACATATCTTGTAAACCTTAACTATGCGCTTTCTCGCCATTTCGACACAGTTATAAGCATCTCTCCCGCTTTTTATCCTTCGGTTAAGCCGGACGACATGACCGATGACCACATGCTCCTCGTATTCGGTAAAAAGGACGATTCCTACTACCTTTACCTTTATTATGAGCAATCTGGCGGTTACAAAATCACAATTCCTGGCGTCACCTACTCCGCCGACTCCGTTCTGCGCTTCGCCATAGCCCACGACCGCGTCATTATCACAGATTACGAAGGCGGCAACGTCGCTCACTACTTTACCATAGATGAAGACGGCAACAGGGTTTCCGGCATAATGGGAATAAACGCCCCCCTGAACAAGCCCGGTATATCCCAAATGACCGACTGGGACGCTACCCTTTTTGAAGAAAACAACGAAAACGACTACCTCTCCGAATGCGGCCTCGTTCAGGTCTGTTACACCGTCGCTACCAAAGACGGAGAAGAATCAAATCCATCGCCCGTCTCAAATACCCTCGATATGCAGTTCTTTAAACTCGAAGATGGCGAAGACGCCCGCTTTCTGGAAAAGATACAGGTTAGCAACCTCTCCATTCCTCCCCGTCTCGCATCCAATATCAAAGATAAACTCAAATACTTCAACATCTACGTCCGCGTCTTCCGCTACTCCGCCGGTTCAGTCTCAAAGTCCTTCGAATACTCTCAGCGCTTCGCCATCATCGATAAAGACAATGCCTCCGGATCAACCGGAAATAACTACTCGATAACCGTCTCGCCCACCGCCGGACAACAGGTATCTCACGAAAACGACGTCGCGCCCATAGCAAAATATCCCGCCGCGCTTGGCGGCGTTACCATGCTCGCCTGCTGCAAAACCAAAATAAAATTCCCCGCCGAATTCGATCGCTACGTCGAAATAAAACTAAACAATCAGGACTCAAAAACCTACATAGACGCCGTTATTCGGATCCAACTCAAAGACGAAACCTATCCCTCGGATTTTATATCAGACCTCGATTGGACGGACTTCGACCCCGACGACAACTATGTCATAGGTCAGACGGGATTAAATCAATTAAGAGTATACGACAATGATCTCACCACTCCCCTGTCCGTAGTTTACGATTTAAAAAGACTGTGGAATGGTGGCGACGTCCGAAGATATTGTGATATATACATTAAGATTCCCCAACTCGAAGCCGGAAACGTCCACTCCCTTTACTTCTGCTTCGGTGGAATAGGCGTAGACGTCTTAGATCTAAAATCCGCCGATTATGGTCAATGGGTACGAGCCGACGCTTGGACAGGTCAGCAGGTGTTTCAACCTCTTCGTGTCTGGAATACCGACGTTCTTATCTGCTCGCCTGTCGATATGAAACGTAATAATAATCATGTCCTGAATAAAGTTAATGACGACGACACCGCCTTTGACACTTATTCAGAATCTTCCCCGCCTCCTTTTGCTCCCGATTATAATTATCGTTGGGAACTTATAGAAGCTTCCTGGGAATCCACTGAAATTGCCAAAGTTTCCCTCTTTCAAAAACTCATTGGTAATAGCTGTTTTTCCCTTGACAATGCCAATGGTAAAGCCGCTATCGGCGCCTGTGGGCTTACGGAAATGCCGGATAAAGGATTTATTTCATTCTATTTTAAACATTCTACAATCTCATCCGAGACTCGTGTATTCACCTTTTATGATAATACTAAATCAGAAAGACGCTGTCTTGGAATAAGAGACGTCGGCGCAGGAGAATATTACTGGTTTGTTACCGACGATGACCATTATGAAGATTTTACCTCAATATTTAAACCTAACTTTCGTAACAAACAATATTTCGTCCTTTTTTCCTGGGATGAAGATAATATAAGTCTCTTTATTGTGGATTTAGATGACAATACTTATGATTATCAGGCCAAAACATCATCGTCAGTCGATATGTCTGATATGAATTTAGAAGCTATGTTTGCCGGTGCCGTATACGATACATACGCTCATAATGGCGCCGAATATGATCAAATAATGTTTGTGAAAGACGTTTATTTCAACGCCTCAAACGCAGACCACCGCAATACTGTTTATAATATTGCCAACTTCATGCCGCCCCTCGATACAATGATAGGCTACAAACCTTCCGACTCCTCTTCCAATAACAATATCGAATTCGGCGATACCGAAGCCATAGAATACAAAACCCACGAAAATATGATCAAGTGGACAGAAGTAAACGGACTCGCCTTTCCCGATCTAAACTACAAAAAAGTCAAAGAACCTGTCAACGGATTTATTCCCGCCCCCTCATTCCTCCGCTATCAATACCAAAACACCGTCCTCATATACACCCGCAACTCCATTACCCGCTTTATTCTATCCGGCGTCCCTTCGTCCTGGCGCGGTTCAGCCAACGCCATTATCGAAGAAAAAACTCAATACGGTCTTTCCTCGCCCCGCTCCCTCGTCAAAATAGGCGACGCCCTCTTTTGGCACTCCGAAATCGGCGTGATCCGCTGGGATCCAAACGGACTGCGCCCAATATCCCGCAACGTCATCGACGTCCCGCTCCTCTCGTCCGGTGAATATCTCGCATTTTACTGTCCCCTGCGCAATCAATATATCATCACCGACAATGCCAACTCCATCGCCTACGCCTATGTAATAGATCAGAACAAATGGTTCTACTTCACAGAATTCAATGTAGAATCCGTCGCCGTACTCTCCGGCGGACTCGACGCCGACAACGTCAACCTTTTTCTACACTCCAACGAAATCAATAAATATCCCACCGACGTCTATACCGAAGCCTTATCATTCATTCAAACTAAAGACGTCTTCTTTGAAAAAGGCGTCCTCCGCCGCATGAAAGTAAACTTTGAAAAAGGCGTCCCGGACGTCCTAATAAAATCAATAGTCACAAAAAATAATGTAGACGGTCTCGAAATAGAAAAAACAAACACCATCACCAACCCCAACCCCCGCCAATGGCGAGGAATAGCCCCGGCCAACAGCAGAGGAAAAAAAGTCAGTTTCAGGATCGAAAACCCCAACATCATCAGAAATATAATGTACGACCTCCATTAACCATTAACCATTAACCATTCCCCGCCCCGCTCTTTCTCCCCTTCCCCCTGTCGCCCCCTCCCCCAGTCGCCCCCTCGCCTTGTCGCCCCTTCCTCCTTCCTCCTTTCCCCTTTCTCCTGTTTCCTTCCTCCTTCCTCCTTATCCCTTAATCCTTTAACCCCGGAGCATAACATGTCATTATGGTCATTACTCCCCGCCGCTGCCAGTACAGCCGCGCTCGCTATGAACAAACCCAAAAAATCCGATTACCGACTAAACACCGGATACATCAAAAAATACATCGCCTCCCTTCGCGGCCGCAAAAACGACCGCCAAGTATACAACATGGCCATGCGGCCAATGGTAAAAGCCATAGGCCAGCAAACCGGACGAGCCAGACGCAACATAGAAGCCTCATCCGCCCGCTATGGTCTATCAGGTTCCGGCATAGAAGCCCAGCAAAAACTGTCAGCCAACAAAGCCGCTCTTTCAGCCCTTACCGGCGCTCATGAAAAAGCCGCTCTCAGACAGCAAGCCGAAAACTATCGCATAGACAAATCCATCGACTATGCTATCCAGCGCGAAGGCTATCACACAGCCCGCGCCAATCTTGCCTTCAATCAGGCCAAAACTCAGTACCGGCGCAACCTTACCGGCGGAATAGTAAATCTTGCCGCCCAGGGCGCCGCGCAAATAGGTCAGACCATGCAAAACAACAGGCAAGCCTATAACCAAGCCCGCGCCTCCGGCCTCCTCCCCACCGAAACCACTCAACAGGAATTTTATGATCAGGCCGCGCAAGCAGGCTACAAAGGCGACTTGGCAAATTACATCGCCTCCCTCCAAGTCCAAAATCAGGACGCCGCTATCAACGCCTACAATACCTACCTTGCCAGCCCGTCAGAAGAAAACCTCGCCGCCCTAAAAGAAATCAATCCCGCCCTCCACTCCGGACTCCTCGAACAAACGTCCCGGCAAAAAAACACCCTCATCAACAAAATTCAACAAAGCATTCCCGCCGAGCAACTTCCCGAGAACTTAGAGCAAATGTCCATCCCCGATTTAAATAATCTTCTCGCTCCCCGCCCAGTCGCCCCGTCGTCCCCTCCACCCTCTCCCCTTCAATACTTCGACGCCGCCCTTACCGACCCCGATGTTTCATCCGGGGATATGACCAGACAATATCAAAATTGGCTCCTTACCGGCGAATATGACGAAACTCAGTCCAGTAAAATACAAACCCGTATAAAAACAAAACAAGCCAATGAACTAAAATTTCTCACAGAACAAGAACAAAAAAAAGAATTCGCCCGCATATACGCCGACAATCGTAATGATCTCAAAGTCAGCCTGGAAAATACCGCCGCCGCCGCTAAATTAACAGAGGATCCCCACTACCTGAATATCCTAAACTCACTCAATTCTCTTTCCGGTTCCAAACAATCCATTAATATCGTCGAAGCCGATAAATTAAAAGACGAGATCAAATCTTTTATAGAAAATATAAAGTTTGATCAAATAGACACTTTACGCCCTGGTGCTTTCAATTTGACAATGAATAATATCGACAACCCCGGCCAAAAGAAAAATAGGCTCTATCTCTATCTCACCGGTTATGTAGATAATATGCAAAAGGCAATTCCCGCCGAAAATCAGGTTGAAGATTTAATAAATGATTTAATAGGAGAGTAATGCTCACTCCGGACAAACTTCCAAAATACAAACAACTCTATGAAATTTGGGACGCCGATCCAAACGCCATTTTAAATTCATCAAAAAAAGACGCCGCCCTGAAACTCATCGGTCAATACAAAGATTATCTCAATCAACAAAAACTCCAACAGCAGCAAGCCCGGGAAAACCTCGCCCTCCGCAACTCGCCCTTTCGCAATTTCGCCCCCTCGCCCAGCCGCCCCCTCGCCCCCTCCCCCCCTCCCCCCGTCGCCCCCTCGCCCCTTCCTCCTTCCTCCTCACCCCCTCGCACCCTCGCCCCCTCGCAACCCGCCCCTTCGTCAATCGACCGCCGCCGTCAGCACTATGCCGATCGTGGCTTCGAAACTTATCCCAAAACCCTTAGAGATATATACGTCCCACCTCTCGATCCCTCATCCCCCCTTTCTCCTTCCTCCTCGCCCCTTTCTCCTTCCTCCTCCCTCCTTCCTCCTTCCTCCTCTCCCCCTCGCCCCCTCGCTCCCTCGCCCGGCCGCTCCGGCTCCCCCGATCTCCCCGAATCCTACGCTCAGACCCTAAAACGTCAGGAAATCCAGCGGGAAATAGACGCAATCGAAATTCAGGCCGAACAAATAAAAAAAATAGACGCCAAATTAAAACCCTATGAAGACGAACTAAATAAATTCAACCAATTCATAGATCAGGAAACAAAATCATTTACCGGTACAGCAAAGCAATACGAAAGATATCAAAAACTTTATCAGCATTATAACAAAATTCTAAAAAAATATCAGCCCAACCTCGACGCCTGGAACAATGAACTTCTCCCTCAATATCAAAACCTTATCCAACAATATAATGAACTCCTCCCAAAATATCACTACGCCCAGCCGGAAACCGCTATTCGGCCCGCCCAGCCCCAGCCCCAGCCCTCAGGCACACCAATAGGCGCGCCCGGATCAGGTTACATCCTCCGGCAACCCGCCCCCTCGTCCCTCCGCCCCCTCTCCTCCTCGCCTCCCCGCCCCCTCTCCGCCCAATCCCCTCAAATCGCCCAGATGATTTTAGAAGTATCCCGCAAAACCCAAATCCCTCCCCATATAGTAGAAAAAAACTTTGAGCCTCTTGTAAAGCAACTTAGCAAAGAATATTTCGGGAAAAAACCCGAAGCCACCGCAATGGAACATGCCGAATTTGCTATGATATTTCCCATCGCCGCCGGTTTAATGGCGCATCCTCTCGCAACAGTCAAAGGCGTTCTCTCTTTTGGCGCAGTATCAGAAATGGTCAACGGTCTTACCAGTCTGCTCACCCAACAAAAATATCAATTCGGCGGCGGCAAAGGTCTTGAACAAGCCGTACCCTATACTTCCACCAATGCCCGAAAAGTTTTAGAAATAATAGATTTTCTTGGAAAAGCCGCTATTACCCATGGTTTATACAAAGCCGCGCCTGTATTATTTGAGAAATTTACCAAAAATGTTTTCGAAGGTTACAAACTCCCCCGCACAATCACCATTTCGCCCGAAGAAGTCCGCGCCGCCCAGATTGACGGCAAAGGAGTTTCCGCAGAAAAACTGCAAGCCCTCAAAGGTCTGAAATCAGGCGCGGAATGGCGCGCCGCCCTAAAAAAAGGAACCGTAATAGAACTCGAAGCCAGAGACTTCATAAAAATTGTTGACAAACCCTATTGGCGCAAAATTAAAAAAGCCTTCAAAGTCAAACCTTTTGAAGAAACTCGATTTCTTGGAAAAAACATAAAACAGCAAACCCTCATCCCCGAATCCTATCGCCTCGAATCTCAAACCAAAGGCAAAACAGCCCCATCACCCATCACCCATGAACCATCCCCAAAATCTCTCGTCGGAGAACTCGCTCAGAAGCCCGCTAAGAGCCAAACGCAAAAAATTGAACCTAAACCCTTAGTAAAAACCACCCCATCAGACATTTCAGACCTGCAACCGCTTAAATCACTAAAATCCACACCCATTACCCATCAACCATCAACCATTCCGGAATCTTTTGTCACTCCCAAGCCGCAAATCCCCTACAAAACCGTAGCGTCCGCCAAATCCGCCATAAAATCCCGCAAACTATCGCCCGCAACTCACAGCATTGTAAAAATCAATGACGGTTTCGCGCTTGCGCCCAATAAATTTGTAGGTATTACCAAAATAGGAGGTAATGAACGCCAGGTTTTTCAGACTCCCGATGGCAATTTATATGCTTGGAACAAAAAACACACCAAAAAACAATCCTACACATGGAAAGATCTTCAAAAATATAGAAATCGGTCTGCTGCGTCAAAGGCGGCGTTTTATAATTTACAAGAAAACAATATCCTTATACCTCCAAAAACAGTATCAGGCGGAGATATGCCCGCCCTTTATGCAATCTGGAATGCCGGAGTCGCCCGCCAAATCGGTAAAGATAGCAAAGGCAAACCATCTTTTGAATATCATTACGATCAAATAAGTGGTTTTCTTATTGGTGACAGCTACATTGGCGCTTCGCCTATACTCAATCGTAAATCAAAAAAATTTACCTATGATCTCATCGATGGCGCACATCTTGAAGGAAATCAGGAATTTATCAAAAAATATGGACGTCCTGACGAAATGACCTTTGACGACGTCAAAGAACTTGCTGAAAAAGAATTAGCGGAATACGCCGAAGGTCTGTATAATGATGTGACTCACCACCGCTTCACCGATGATGAAATTGCTCAAATAAAATGGGATAAACTCACTCCCGACGAGCAAAGACTATATATTTTAGAAGATGAAATGGGCGGATTGATTGACGAAGCCGCAGAAAAAGAATTTCAATTAGAAGAAATACTCAAAAAAGAAACAGATAGCGCCTGGGACGATCTCGAATTTATTAAACAACATGAAAAAGACCGCAAAGAATATTTGCATTTAATTGAAAAAGGTTATATATTAGAATCAGGAGAAATAGATGCAAGAACGCAAACCAAACCCAAAACGAAACAACCGCCTCAAGTTGATAAGCGAGATGATCGCCATAAAACGCAACAGCCCCGACCCGGCCTTGGCACAAAGAGCGGCCGACCGTCTCGAACGGATCAGGGAATCAACCGAACGGCAGATCGCATTCTTGAAAAACAGAAAAAAACAGAACCCGACCTAAAATCCGCTCCTTCGCCCCCTCGCCCCTCCGCTCCTTCGCCCCCTCGCCCCTCCGCTCCCCCGCCCCCTCGCCCCGTCACTCCCCCGCCCCCTCGCCCCACATCCGCCACTCACGCCGACGCCGCCGACTATCCTTTTTGGGACAGCCCCGACTACATAGCAGATCAGCCCTCAGTCATCGGACTACCCGAAATAATCAAACTTAACAAACTCATCACCCAGGGAAAACTCCCCAAAATAATGGATCATCTCCGCAAAGCGGCCGCTCTCGGTCTAACCAAAGGTGATGAAGCCAATATTCTCGCTGAAATAGCCATAGGTCACAAAATATTTGACAAACAATTCAAAGAAAAGCCCGATCCCGACAAAATAAAAGCCGAATTTCTCAAAGACAATCCCAAATATTTCAATCAGCCTCTTGAAGTCAAAATCACCCGTCCGCCAAGAGCCAAACAATACACATTGAAAATATTCCGTGTCGATCCCACCCTTTTACAGAGAGTAGTTGCTCACGAACTCGGTCATATAATCGACTTTCTTCCTAACAGATCCACTAATCCCGGCAATATATTAGGACGAATAGCCAACCTAAAAAAATATCTCAAACACATCCTACCCGAAAAACCGGGCGCGCCGGGCGAACTCACCGCCAAAGACCGCGCCAGGTTTCGCAATATTGCCCAAAAAAATCTAAAAGGCAAAATAGAAATCAGAGAAATAGTCACCGAAATTCAAAAAGTGATCAATCTCACCCCAAAACTCATTCATGGCGTTTGGTCGGATATTCACTCCGCTGAAAAATTCCCCGAACTCACAGAATTCGTCGCCATGCTTTCCGACAAAGAAAAAGTTGAATTAATGAAATCAGCTATCAAAGGCAAAGTACCCGACTGGGCCAAGACCGTTACTAAAACTGAGAAAAAAATAGAAACCCTCGAAGTCAAACTCGACGCAAATCCCGCCGATATACGCAAAGAATACGAAAGATTGATAGTTGAAGAACTCAAAAAACGCAAACTCTTTCAACTCGAAGAAATAATGTCGGAACTCATAAAACTAACCCAAAAATGGAAACCCTTTGATGTCACCGCCAGAAAATCATACGCCAGATACCGTCACAGTAGCCCCGAACTTTACGCCGACGCTATTAGTGTTCTTATCAACAAACCCGAAATGTTAAAACAAATAGCGCCCTCCTTTTACAAAGCCTTCTTCAACTATCTCGAAAACAAGCCCCGCATAAAAAAGGCATACGATCAAATTCAGGCTCTTCTCAAAAAAGGCGAAGACGCAATCTTTGAAGACCGTCTGAAAACATTCTTCGCCGATGTAGAAAAAGGCCGGAAAGTAGCCGATATAGCCCGCAGACGCAATGAAAAATCCTTCCGTGACCTCTGGGGTGAATTAATGTCCAATTTTGTCACCAAAGGCCACTACCTCCGCAAAGACGTAAAAAAAGCCAAAGTCAGCCCGGAAAACAATCCCTATTACTTCTACAAACAGATCCCCTATGTAATGTCAAACAACTTCCAATACGTCCGGGATCTCTCAAACACCGTCAAACTCCCCCTCGAAAAAAACAAAATAGATCAAAAATATTTCGACTTCTACCTTATGCTCATCCGTTCCACCACCGAAAGAAAATACCTTGCCAACCCCGGCGGTTACAATCTACCCGAAGGCGTAAAAACCCTCCAAAAACTCAAAAAACATCTTGGTACGGAAAAATTTAGCCAACTTGAAAAATCAAAAGCCGCCCTGATCAAAGCCAGGAAAGAAAACGTCTTTCCCCTGCTCCGCAAGTCAAAAGCCTATGACAGCAATTTTATGAAATACATAGAAGACAACGAAAACTACTTCACTTTCAGCGTTTACAAATTCCTCACCGACAAATATAAATACTCAAATAATCTCCAGTCCGCCAAAATATTTAATCAGATAGGTACATTCGAAGCCATACGCGGCCCCTTTGAAGCCACTATGTTAAAAGATATTAGCCTGATGGCGGGCGCGGTGCGAACCATTGCCGCTCAGAAACTCGTCGATTTTTACCTCAATCCCGACAACAAACTCACCGAAAAGATCAGCATCTCAAAAAGAGATGGAAAAGGCCGTATAGTAATGGCTCGCGGCGACTACAAAACCATTAGTTATCTGTACGAAGGCAAAACCCGCGCCTACGATCTCCCCAAAGAAATCGTGGAAGCCTACGAATACAATGATTTGCACATGCAAACTCTCGTAAAATATCTGAGTATTCTAAACCGCCCCTTCAAAGAACTATTTGTCGGCAAAAATCCCTTCTGGGCGCTCTTAACCAACCTGCCCCGCGATATAAAGCGCACTTGGATAAATAACCCTGAAATAACCATTATCAACCTTGCCAAAAATCTCGCCAAAATCGCTCCCGATGTATTCAAAGACGTTTTTCTCGGAATATCCACTCCCAAAGTCAGAAAATTATATCAGCAAAGAAGACTCCCCGCCTACCGTCTTTGGATGTCAGGCCGCAACCCCGAAGAATCCTATGCTGATATGGAGATAAAACAATTCGAAACCAGTCCCCGAAAATATATTGATAATATTTATAATCCTTGGCGCGTGCTAATGACGCTACTTGAAGACATTGCCGCTTTCACCGAAAAAGTTGTCAAAGCAGGTGGGTCTATTGCTCTTGAAGAACAAGGATTAAGAGGCGCCGAACTCGTCTTTCGCACCATGATCGGTATTGGCTCCCCCGACTTTATGCAAAAAGGTTTTTACACCGCCCTCAATAATAATATCAAATTGTTTTCCAATGCCGCAATACAGGGCTGGGACGCCGACATAGAAGCCGTACTAAGAAATCCCCGCTCGTTTTTCTTCCGCACCACCGTTGCAAATATTATTCCTAAAATTCTTATGTGGGCCGCCAAAGCCGGAATACTTGCCACGGTTTTCAAATTGCTATCAGATGATCCCAATGATGAAAAATATGCAAATTGGCTACAAGAAGCTTTCTCGAAAATTCCCGAATATGATCTCACCAATTATCACTGTATACCCATAGGTGAAACCGAATCCGGCAAGGTTGTTTATATTATCCGTCCGCCTGACTTTAGCGGCAAGATTATATCCGGTTTAATGTGGAAACTACTCAACATCGAAAAAGACTTCAATCCCTCTGACATCATCAGATTTGTAAATGGTGAAATGCCCCTTGGTAGTCTCTCACCCGCTATTCAGTTCGCATTAGACGCCCTCGCCTTTGCCGGGGGCAAAAACATCTGGGATACCTTTCGTGGTCAGACCGCTATCAGCCCCCAGGATTGGACTGCCGGAGGACTCACCCGCCTAAAAGCCTTCTTTAGATATGAATGGAACAGCTACGGCGGCTACTATATTTATAAATGGAAATCCGATGATATGATCAAAATTCAATCAGATCTCGAAAAATTTCTTGGCCAGCCCATAATTGGTCAGGGACTTCGTAAATTTATCCGTGTATCTGATAGAGGTAAAGTAGAAGAATTCCAGCACACCAAAAGAACCAAACAAGCCCTGTCCGCCATAAAAAATAAGTTAATTGACAGAAGTATTATTTCCTCAATTAACAGCAAAACACCTATAAACAAACTACCTATTGCGGCGCTTTATAAAAAACTCCTCGAAGAAGGCTATGACGTAAAGTCACCCCGTGAATTTTTTTCACAATATAAGAAAAAATACAACCAGCAACTACTCCGCAAAAGAGATACCGCTATTAGCCGAAATTTATACTCAGTTGGTGGATCCGTGAAAACCTACATCGACCTTCAGTTAAAAGATTTGGAAAATATTACCAAACAAGACGTATTGGAAGAACTCGAAAAAATCCACAATATATACACTCTCCCAAAATAACCTCATAACTCCCCCTTAACCCGCAAGGTTTAAATCCCAATTAATCCAAACTAACTACTATCTCATCTACACCATCTGGTATATCAGAAACATTAAATCTAATTTCGTTCCCAAACTCATCGCCGGTTGTTTTAAGAGGAATCTCTACTCCGTTTTCAATATATTGTAAAATAGAATCTTCTTCAATGTCTTCAAGGTTATCTCCGCCTACTTTTCCCTTAAAAAACTCACTGGTTTCTTTTGGGTAACTAAGTTCGTTTTGAATACAGAATAACACCGCTTTATAATGTTTCTGAAATTCATCACTGTTTTTACCTGCAAAGGCTTGTACTTTTATATCTGAACTCATTTTTTCCTCCCGGTTTTGTTTATTTTTATGCCTTCATTTTATTGATTTCCTCTTGATAAAGCGCTTCTATTTCTTTTTTCCCTCTATTAGTTTTAGAACATAAGGCTGGCAGGATTCGATACCTGCAAAAGGGTTTCTCCGATTTTGTCTGGTATTTGGTCATTTATAAAAAAACGACTAAATCAGCATACAACACTCCCGGAACGTTTATCTTTCGCCACAGCCTTATATTTCAAATACCTACTATATTAATATTTTAAAAACAAAAAGCAAAGAAAAAAATAAAAAACTACTTTTTTTCTTCCCCAAAAAGAATATCCTGTGCATTTATCCCCCTTTCTCCTTCCTCCTTCCTCCTTTCTCCTCACCCCTTTTTCAATTTTTTTTCAATTTTTTTTATTTTTTACTTGACATTGATTTGACGTTTCATTATTTTATGTTTAAGTGTTTTTTAAAAAAACAGACATTACAAAGATTTTTAAAAAAATGAGGGCAATAAACGGAAGGTATCGCCCTTAATTTCAACCATTAACCCACGGAGGGAATCTATGAGTGTTTCGATACGGAATTTTTTTTCTATAAGCGACCGGCGATTTAAAAAAATTTCAAAAAATTTAAAAAGATACAATATCAAGCAAATAGATATTGCGAAAAGTTGGGGTATTTCCCCGTCTTATCTCAATGCTATTTTGAGACATCCAAAAAAAAATGAAAAAAACAAAGAAATTTTTCAATTCATAAAAAGACTCGTCAAAAACCGCCAATTATTAATCAAAAACCAAAAATCCGCAGACATCCGTGGCCTCACCCTCCCATCCCCTCGCCCCCTCGCTCAGTCGCCCTACCGCCCCACCACCTCCGCCCCCGTCATTAAATTTCATCAATCACACCCTCCCTTAACCTCTAAACTTTTAGAATCTCTGCCCATAGGCGCTAATTTCCCGTTCCCTCAAAATCCGCCCTCCGAAGTCAGCGCCCCGTCCCCCGACCCATCAACCATCAACCATAAACCATCAACCATTTCTAACAATGACGAATAATATAAACCCCTCATCCCCCGGCGCCAGTAGATATGATTGCCGTATGCAAAGTTCCCCCCTCGCATCAATTCCCGCCTACACAGCCCGCCCCAAAGTCGCCGGGGGTATCCTACCATCATCATCAACCATTCCCCAAACCCTAATTTCCCCCTTCTCCTTCCCCCTTTCTCCTTTCTCCTTCCCCCTTTCTCCTTCCCCCTTTCTCCTTTCTCCTTATCCCTCCCCCACCCTACCGCTCTTTTAAACATTAACCCCGTCATTCATGGCGGGGATAGAATCAATCCCCTGCTAACCCCGGGCTTTAGCCCGCAAACCGGAGGAACAAATGACAAGTAAAAAATTAGAAAACATCTTCTTCAAAATATTCATCCCCATTATCATTTTTGGTATAATCTACTATGCCGCCCACGTCCTGATATTCTTAAACCCTAATTTTAAATTTTAAGCCCTATACCCCGCCCCCTCGCCCCCTCGCCCTGTCGCCCTGTCGCCCTGTTGCCCTATCGCCCTGTCGCCCCTTCCTCCTTCCTCCTTATTCCTTTTTTTTAAAACCTTTTAACTTTTTAACCCGGAGGAAACATGAACACAGACCAAATTCAATCCAACCTTAAAAACGCCCGTCAGCGCGTACTCTTTCGCTTTTGGATAGCCAAAGTCCGCAATGACAAGTTCCGGCTATACACCCGCCCCGATATTTACATTAGCGGCGGCTGGTTGCCCGTATTCGCAGTCCAGGAAGCCTTAATAGGCGGATCAAGCGCCGATAGGAGACTCCGTGAACTCAAAGAGATAAACAACATCCCCTTTGAGTGTAAAGTCCACAAATGGAACATAGGCGACCGCAAGATGAAAACCTACATTCACCGCTTAAAATGCAATACAGGTGATATTAACTGGAAAGAACTCTTTGATAAGTGGCCTGACTATCGCTTCCCCTATCCCTGGAAATACGAAGACCAAAAAGAAGCAAAGCATAGTACAACCTTTACGCCGGCAACCACCCTATGAAAACCCAACACTTCACAATACCACAATCAATCATCACTTCCCTCACCTTGTCACTCTTTCAAACATTAGCCCCGTCATTCATGGCGGGGTAAAAAGTCATCCCTTAGAACCCACGGGCTTTAGCCCGCA